CAATCGCCTTTTTCTGCTCGCCCTCGAAATCAATAGGCTTTAGCTCTGGCACCTTCATCTTTTTGCCAGAACTCAGCAGTCCGCCAATTAGGCTGGAACCACCCATGATTGCTGCACCACCTAGAATAGCTCCCATAAATTAAAAAACCTCCTTCACAAGACGGTTGCCGTTCTCTATCGAGAACACCTTTTCAGGTTCGTGACGTTGGATATTCATGGTAATCAGACGTGCAGCTTTCTCCTCGGGAAAAGCTCGCTCGTTATGAAAGCAATGAACCCACACATCGCGCAAAGTATCCACTTTAAAAAGCTCGCCCTCTTTGATTGTCATCACACCATGCAATGACGCCCATTGATCGGCGTACTCTCTAAGCATCTGGACGGACGGAAGATGAACCTCGTAGCCGAATCGCTCGGTGCATTCTTTGGCCGACGACTCCGCATCCTTCTTGACGTACACCTTGATCGAATCATGCACGACAGCCTTTGGAAGGTAGCCGTAGGTCGAGCAGTCAGCGACGTACTTGTACCGCATACGATACTTCTCAATCGACTTCTTCCAATCAGGATCAGTCGCGCCCTGCTCATGTAGGCCAATGCAATCATTCTCCAACGAGAAAAGGACCGACATGAATGCCGATCCGAATCGTGGCAACCCGCAGATTTGAAATAGTTTACCGTTCATTTTTTACGCACAAAGAAGTCCATGCAGCGGTTCTAGCCAAGATGAAGATGGCCGACTCTGAACCGGGAATCATACCCAATTCATTGCATATTACTGCACTGTAAAGAGCCGCATTCGGGTGAAGATTCTTTCCAGCTTCCTTCATCCAACCGTGAAGCTGATTGATGCGTCCGCTTGCTCTCGGAAAATCTGCCTCAATAATCTCGCGCACCCGACTCCACGCTGGATCGATGCTGTCCTTGAAGAACGAATTGCCGAAGCCGGGAATCTTCATGCCAGATTCAACGGCCGACTTCAAAGATCGTTCGTCGAATTTCTCGTAAACGAATCGAGCAGGACCAATCGGACCGTGAGCATCGCCAAGCGTGAGCATAGCCGAGGCGATTGCGTTGGTTAGCTGCGCGCTTCCAAAGAAAGCGTTTACCGCAGCGCCAGAACTGGCGTTCTGATTGTTCCTAGCTGCCATGTCATGCGCGTCAAAGACAGCCTGAAGCAGCTCCATTTTCTTTGGAGTAGCTTCCGCCAGCGCGAAGTCGATGTTGAGCTTTAGAACCATTGCGAGAATCCACCGCCGTTTAAGCCGACGCCAACCATGCGAATCGTTGCAACCGCGTCACCTAGGTACTGCATCGTCTGCTCTTGCACAGCCTGAACAGCCTTTGCTTCGTAGGCCATTGCTTCCTGAATCAAATCGTTCTCCTCCTTACGAATCGCCATGACCATTAGCTTGATAGCGTCCGGCGAAGGAGGAATGAGATAGTCGTTTGCGCTTGTAGCGTTGATATGGCGCATCTTCGCCATGACCGTGACAGGCTTGTCCTCGTCGTTGCTGCAACGATCCGTAAGGTAGCTGCGGCGGTACTGCGGCAAAGTTTCATCTGGGTCGTAAACTGCCAGATCAAGTTCCAGCAACGTCGTCGCATTGTACTCGTACAATCGGCTGGCAGTGTTCGTCGCATCGCGAATCACGCCGCTCAACGAGATGAACTTCTTGGTGGACTGAACGTACGGCAAAGCAAGTGTCAGCTTCTCTCCGTCAATCCACACGCCACCGGACTGAGTGCGAATCCAGTTTCCGTTCTGATCGACTCCTTGCAGCGTTATGGTCTTACCAACGTCAGAAGCGTCACCGGGATAGACTCGTAGGTAGCTGTTAGTGCCACCGGACATGTCACGGTAAGAGACGACGGTGCCACGATCAACAAGCTGCTTGCCGACGCATGCGCCATTTTCTCCTCCAAGCAATCCGTATCCAGACTCTTGAAATTCAAACCATTGATTGCGAACAGTGCCAACTCCGCAGCAGTCAGCTACGGACTCGATAGTCTCAATCTGACGCGGCCAAGTAATGCAACCGCCTACAGTATGGATCGTAAAGCGTCCGTACGCGCCAGCCCACAGACCCTTGTGTAGAAGCCTTCGACACGCCTGATTGATGTAATCATAAACGCGCTGATCATCGACACATGTGCCGATAACCCGAGCGATAGTCGAGCGAATATCCTGAACGATGAGCTTCATTTGGTGTAGTAGACTCGAATGGTTCGCTTGATGAAGTAAACACCGTAGAAAGGAGGCAGGTTGTTGTGGCCAACAGCATTCTGCGTGTCGTTACCAGTCTTGTCGGCATTGGTGGTTCCAATATCGCCGGTCGTAATGCTCGGACCAGCACCGCCGCCACCAGTTCCGGCAGCACCTTGAAGGATCTGCGTCGGATACGAACCGAGTCCGCTCCACGACTTGTTGACGAGATAGTAATCGTCGTTTGCCGGAGCAATTAGTTGAGCAACACCGTGCGTGTGGTCGTTGAACGGAGTCTCAGTAACCGTCAGCTTGTGCTGATCCTCGCCAGCGATTGAAGTGGCCGTAGCCTTACCCATAACAGCAACCGCGCCGCTCGCAAGAAACGCTCCAACGCCGACCGGGAAGCGAGCCTCAAACTCAGTATCAACTTCCCACATTGGTCCGGTTGTGGTTGTAGCTGTAGCTGTTCCATCGCCGCCGTCGTACGAAAGAAGATCCGTAGTCGTTCCGACAAAGATGCGACGATCAAAACCTCCCGCTGCAACTGGGTTTTTACGAAGCCATAAGCTTTGATCGTAAATCCACCAATTCCCATCTTGATCGAGCCACGGGAAAATCCGGTTGTTAATCGCCGGATACGTCGGCCCAAAATTGAAGAACGAGTTTCCAATCGTGCTGTTGAACGTAGCCTGAGTGCCGCCGATGATATCGTTGGCCAACTTCTGGTAGGAGGCAGGGCAATAATTTGCCGGAAGGCTTGGAGCTGTAAGCGTGATGAGGGTTAGGTTTGGCATACTATTCCGATGTGTAGAGGAACGGGTTTACGTCGCAACCTTCAAGAGTTTTGCATCCTTCGAACACGAGGCACTCTCCGACCGCAGGTTCCTGAACGTCGTAGGCGTGAACTCGAATGCTCTTGATGCGACAATATCCAGTAATCGTAAGGCTCATCTGAACCTCGTACATGTTTCTTGTCGGTGTGCTGATGCTCGAATTGCACGGGATATCCGAAGGAGTCGGCAATCGCATCTTCGGCCTGTACTGAGGCTGAAAGTTGGTTATCGGACAAGCAGGCTGACACTGCAATGTTGCCGCGCATTCAGTCCAATCTGCCCACTCAATCCAACCGGGATACTGGTCTGGCCGGTACTCGATGTTGAACGAAACATCTCCGTCCAGCGAGTCGATGAAAATGTCGCCTGAATCAAGCCGCTTCAATCCAAACGGAAGCTCAAAATTGTAAGCGCGGGTTTGAACCAGCCACTGGATTTCCTTCTTACCGGCGGCAAGGTTGTTGTCGAACTTCTCAGTCTTGCTAATTTCCCAAATCTGAATGGTTCCATCAAGCCCACGAGCTATCGAGAAGCATCTGTCTCCATAGGCATTCTCGGTTTTTAGAACCTGCAACACGTCAAGTCCGGTCCAGATTCCGGCCCATGCAGGAGGAAACTTTTTCCGCAGCGACGTAATCAGATCAAAATCAAGAACGACCAGCGACTTGTGGACAACGCCCTCGGCATTGTACCGAGGCTGAGACGTCATCAGCAGTCGATTGTCGAACACGACAGCAGAACTGGCCCACAACAGATCAGCCTGATCATTATCGATGATGTTCAGAACCTCGTTGCTGATGGGTGTATTTCCCCAATCGTTGAACGAGCGTCTGGCGATAATGAACGAGCGAACACCATCAACTGCACGATAGAAAACATCACCGTTGACCGTGATGGCTGAACGCGCACCCAACGCTCCACTAGTCAGCAAGCTAATGGCTTGAATCGGATAGTTCAGATTCTTCCAGACATCACGATCAACGGGAGCGTTTATGCTGAAAACGTATCGTGGCGTGAAGATGAGAAGCGGTCCTTGCCCCAATGACGTGTCTGGATTGCCGGGGACGGCCATTGCTGTGATGCCCCCTGAATCCGACGGAACCGCAAAGTCACCGCCTTCATTAAGGAAGGTGTTCTCGGTTTCTTTGAGAACGCTCGCTCGCGTACCATCTCCATAAACGATGTCGGTTGCTCTGAATGAAAATCCATTCGCTAGCGCATACCAGATACGTCCGTTGACGTAGGCCATTACTCTGCCGCACTTGATTTCATCGATGGTTGCGCGACGCAGGCTTGATCCGTTGAAGATCAGCGGCGTGCTTTGCCCATCTTGAATGACGACGAAGTTCTCGGCCTGAACCATCCATCCGTCGAGTATGTTCGATGGATTCTCAAGATCGGGCGTAGCCGAAAGGCTCTGGACGCTGTTTTGAAGGCAGTCGTAAAGCCAGACTTTACCACTGATCAACATCAGGATGAACGTCGCCCCATTGTCTCCGATGTACGGTAGCGCACATTGGAACACGCCGGTCAGTCCGCTTGAGCTGTAGCACTCCTCCGAGTATCCATCAACCGTTACGTTCGTTTGATCCGCAGTGACGAGCGTGTTATCGGCGGTAATTGAAAGGCATGTTTCGTAATCCTTTTGGATGAAACCCGGTCGAGGGGAAACGAAGCTTTGCCGGAAGCTGGCATTCACCGCAAACGCCACCTGATTCTTGTCCACTTCAGACGGCATCACACCTGAGTCAACGCCACCCTCAAAGGTGACAGACCCATCCGTGTACCTCCGTGGTGCGCGTTCGCTCATGGTTTAAGCCTGAATCCGCTGGATGGAAAGTGAAGATCCGGTTGCTACACTTACTCCAAAACTAGTAGTTTGAATCAATATCTCATAGTAATCTGTAATTACAGTGGCCTGATCGATGTAAGAAAATGAAACCGGAATCAAACTTTGAGGAGAAGCGTTTGTAGCGTTAAACTCTTGAGTCTGAAAAACGTTTGTTGTTCCATTTTTGCGCAAGAACACAATTACGCTCGCAATACCAGTATTTCCAAGCAAATTAAACACCGCATCAATTTTATAGTATCCAGTGTAAGGAGCCGTAAACCGACCAGTTGCAGCAGTAAATCCAGACGCGGTATCGATTCCCGCCCAAGATCCAGAGGGAAAATCTCCAAGGCTAAATGGATTTTTAGTCGTTGCCGCTGCAATCAGGTTGTTGCCAGTCAACCTCCGCGTAAACGTGACGTAGTTGAACGCCGCCGCAGCCCCCGTGGCAGCAATTGAAATCGTGCCTGCACCCGGAGTAATCGTGATGTTCGACCCTGCGGTAAGGCTGGCCAACGTGTATCCAGTTCCATTGCCAATGAGCAACTGTCCGTTGGTCGGAATTGTGGCTAGATTGGTTCCACCCTTAGCAACCGGCAACGTGCCGCTGATGTCGCCCACAGGAACCGTTGCTGTAGTCGAAAGAAAACCTGATCCGGCTGACCCTTGAGTCTTAATGTAACCGGATGAAAATGAATTGAGAGCAGTCGCACTCGGAACCGAAGCGTCTGGAATTCGTACGATGTACGTTGCTGCGGATGACGCGCCACCGGCGACGCCAGCGGCACCCGTAGCGCCAATCGCACCTGCCAGCGTGATAAGCGAACCAAGTGGAATTACCGTCGTAGGAATCGCATTTGGGACTCCCAAAACACCTGCAAGCGGATTTTGAAGTGTTACCAGCAAACCGTCTACCGATGTAACCTGCAAGTAGCCACATCCCTGAACCGACACAAAAAACTGTCCGGCAACCGATTCTGGAAGAAACGAAGTGTTGGCAACTGGAACGACAACCGATGCTCCAAACGCTGGAACTATGAACGACGCGGTCGTGTACGAGAACGCGTTTTCTCCGTTTGCGCCATTCGTTCCGTTGGTGCCGGGATTACCTTGAGGTCCGACCGTGTTTACGACAATCGGATCGGAGTCGCAAGGTTGGCAACAGCCAGTTGAAGAAATAAGTTGCGACGGCATATTTTTCCTTTCGCAGAACCTCAAGTCCAACGACAACTAATGCAAGGCCAAACTATGGCAGAGCAAGTGTCAGAGCATCCATTGATCGACCACAAGTACGGGATTCGTTCGCCCGTCAAGATTCCAGACCTAGAACTGGAACTCTACGCATTCCGAAATCGGCTCCAACCGAATGAAGGAGGTCTAGGCACTTTCAACCATTTTGTTAACGCCACCAAAATGCTTTGGCCGAAGATGAGCTGGAATCCGTGGCTAGAAGCTCAAGTAGAAGGTCTTTGCGAGCATGACTACGTCGGGTGGGCAGGTTGTGGCGCGAGTGGAAAGACCTTCGGCGCGACACTCTTTGCGACTGTTTGGTGGTTGGCCAATCCATCCAAGACAACCGTTGTTCTCACGTCTACGACGGCAAAGATGATCCGAAAGCGTATGTGGGCAAATCTTCAGGATCTTGTTCGGAAATCGCGAGGATTCCCCGGAAACATGGTCGATTCGAAGATGAGTCTTCAAGCCATCAAAGGCGACGACCGGCATTCTATTTCCGCTATTGCCGTTGCAGAAGGTAACACCTCGAAGGCTGTGGCCAACATTCAGGGCATCCACGCCGAGCGTGTGATGGTTATTATCGACGAAGCCACGGATACGCCTGAAGCAGCGTTCGAAGCGTGTACGAACCTTTCTAAGGGTTGCCGCGAGTTCAAGATGCTCGTCATCGGCAATCCGGCTTCAAAGTACGATCCTCATGGACGCTTCTGCACACCGGCAAAAGGTTGGCGCAGTGTCACAATTGAAGACCAGCACTGGCTGACAGAACGCGGGATGTGCCGACGGTTTGACGGCATGAAGTCGCCGAACATCAGCGAGGGCAGGACAAAGTATCCGTACCTCATCACTCACGATCAGGTCTTGTCGGCAATGCGCCATGAGGGCGAGCAGAGTCCTACGTTCTGGAAGTACACACGCGGATTCTGGAGTCCTGATGGTATGGTCAAGACGGTCTTGTCCGAATCGCTCATTGAGACGCACACACCTACAAAGAATTTGGTGTTTACCACCAATGTCCAAATTGTTGCCGGTCTTGATCCGGGTTTTGGTGGCGATAGATGCGTCCTCCGCTTTGCCAAGGTTGGCACCGCAAACGACAAACTGAGCATACTCTTTCAGGACATCATCCAGATATCACCCAATGCGCAACTGACCGAGCCGGTTCATTACCAGATAGCCAATCGAGTTAAAGAGGAATGCAACAAGCGAGGTGTTCCACCTGACAGGTTTGCTCTCGATTCAAGCGGCGAAGGTGGCGGTCTGGCCGACATTCTGACTCGCGAATGGGGTGTGGTTCATCGCGTAGAGTTCGGCGGTTCTCCGTCAACGATTCCCGTCAGCGACGAGGACAGCAGGCCATGCAATGAGGCTTACGATAGAAAGGTGACTGAGCTATGGTTCTCGATGCGCAAATGGGCTGTTGAGGAGCGTCTTGGCGGAATGGACATCGAGACTCTTCAAGAGTTCTGCGCTCGAATGTTCGATGATTCCAAACGAAAGATATCCGTCGAATCAAAGACCGTGATGAAGCAACGGACAGGAAAATCGCCTGATTTGGCCGACGCTGCTGTAGTCTTGCTTGATCTGGTGCGAAAAACCGCTGTTCTCGAACCTCGTTCGACCAAGCTGGATAAAGTATGGGAAAAACTTGTTAAAGACGCTGATTCAATCTATTACGACGATTTATGACATACGGATCAAACACCGGATACAAGCTGTTAAACGATCATCTTGGCCTTCCCGGCGGATGGTTCTATCGAGTTCCAGAAACTGGAATCGAGGTTACGGCAGGCTCATGGCCGCAGCTCCATGAGTTCGTCCGTAATCACTACAAATCAAATGCCATCAACATCCCGTCAAACCTTGACGTTTTGATGTTGGAATTTATCTGCAAAAAAGGTGCTGACTGCGCTTACAACGAAGTTGAAATTCCCAAGCCAGCAGGCCGAAAGTCGCTTCAAATTGGCGATGTCATCAAGTTCAGCATGAGTTTGCTTCATGGACTGACCGTCGGCGGAGGTAAGGTTGGTCAGGATGAAGCGAATCGTCGCGCAAACATCTGTTCAACATGTCAATTCAATCGAAAGCCGCTTGGATGCACCGGTTGTAACGCTCGCGTCCTTAAGGATGCTGTTAAAACTTTTTCTCAACACGGCAGCACTCCAGTAGACGAAAGTCTGCAAAGCTGCGAATTTTGCGGTTGCTTCATCAGGAGCATGGTTTGGTTTCCCATTGAAACCCTTCATAAATTCTCGGACGCTACAGAGAACGAAAACCTCCCAGCTCACTGCTGGAAAAAACGATCATGTACGGAAACCTAGCCCAACTACCGCTCGAAACCATTAACGAGGAGGGCAAAGCCCCGGAAACTCGTATCGCCGATGCGGCATCCGCTCGCGAGATATTTCAGAAGCTAATCATGGCCGATGAGCTTCGCAATAGCACTCGCGCAAAGCTTCGCGGACTCGTTGATGGAAATCCTCCGTACAATCCAGCGGAACTGCGCCGTAATAACCAAGCGTTCCGCACCAACGTCAACTTCCGTGAATCGGAAGCGTTCCTCACGTTGGCCATGTCTTCCTTCTACGACGTGTTCGCCGAGGTTCCGACGTACGCAAATGTCCGTACCGCTTACGGCAACGACATGGATAAGCGGGAGGAATGGTCAAAGATCATCACCGAGGAGTTTGATCGTCTTCAGAAGCTCGACAAGGACTTCGACTACATCATGCAGCTATCGCAGCGTGAGATGGTCCTCATTGGCGATGGTCCGCTCATCTTTGAGGACAACACCAACTGGCGCTGCAAAGCTATCATGGCGACGGACCTGCTCGTCCCAGATGGCACGAAGTCTAATGTCAGCGACTGGAAGGTAGCTTGCGTACGCACTCGCATGGGCGTGGATGACTTATTCGAGAAGATCCAAGACGAAGAGGCGGCAAAAGCTTCCGGCTGGGACGTTGACTATGTCCGCCAGCGTATTCGTGCTGCGATGCCCGAACCGTATCGCTCAGGTGTGCAGTACGACTGGGAGTTCTTCCAGAGGCAGCTTCGCTCAAACGACATCACTTTCAGCGCACGTTCTGAGGTGGTCTTGATGTGCCACGTTTTCTACAAGGAATTCGATGGTCAGATCAGCCATGCCATCATCGATGAACGCGATAGCCAGAGCTTCATGTACCGCAAGCTTCGCCGATTCAGCCGGTGGGAGCAGGTCATTCACCCGATGTACTACGACCGTGGCGACGGCGAGCATCACGGTGTAAAGGGTCTTGGTATCAAGATGCTTCAGGCGATGGAACTGAAGAATCGTCTTCGTTGCTCGATGGTAGACAGCGCGTTTGCGCGGACTCAGATTCTGTTCCGACCCCTGAACGCGAACGCTCTAAGCAAAACCAGCGTCGTTCAACAAGGACCGTATGCGATACTTCCTCCAGACTACGAAGTCATCCAGCAGAACATTGCCGGTGTTCTGGACGCTCCTATGGCGGTCAACGCGGACCTTGAGAATGTTCTGCAAGGCAATCTCTCTCAGTATCGCCAATCGCTCAACAAGACTGGTAACCCGAGAACTGCCACCGAAATGCAGATCATTTCGTCGCAGCAATCGGCTATTGGTAAGACTCAGTTGAGTCGGTATTACAACCAGTTGGATTCTTTCTTTGAGGAGCGGTACAACCGTGCCTCAGATCCGAATCTCAATCCGATTACCAAGTCGGATAAGGATGCCATCGAGTTCCAGCGTCGATGCAAAGAGCGTGGCGTTCCTATTCAGGCGATGATGGATATCGACTACGTTGAGGCGACTCGTACGGTCGGCCAAGGTTCTCAGTTCGCGAAGCAACAGCTTCTTGGAACGCTTCTCCAGTTGTCCGGCTCCCTTCCAGAGGGCGGCAAAATCAACCTGCTCAAAGACTATATTGCCGCACAGGTTGGCCAACAGATGGTGGATCGTTACTTGCCATCGCAGCTCCAATCTTCTCGCACTCAAGATCAGGCCGCTCTGGCCGTTCTGGAGCATGCGTCGCTGCATCAGGGCAACATGCCAATCGTCACCGATACGCAGAATCAGATCATCCACATCGAGACTCACCTTGGCGCAGCGAACGAAGCAGCGTCCTCGCTTCAAGGTGGCGGCAATCCCGAGGAAATCATGCTCTTCATGCAGGGTATTGGTCAGCATGTTCAGCAGCACATTCAGCGGCTGGCAACCGATCCGTCGCGCAAGCAGCAGGTCGATGCGTACGTTCAACAGCTCGGCATGCTTGGCGAGACTATCAAGCAGCTTGGTGAGATGCTCCAAGAGCAGCAGCAGGCAATGGCACAACAGCAGCAAGCTCAGGCGATTCAGCAAGGTTCCGATCCTCGTACGGCCGTGATGAACGCAGAGGTTCAGGCGAAAATCGCTCGCCAGAATGCCGAGACTATGGCCAACATCCAGCGTCAGAACACGAAGGCGATGGCAGATTTGTCACGCCGGAATGCGAAGACAACGGCTGATATTCAGCGAGCGAATGCAACTGCGGAATCAAACTTGTCGCGTCAGGGATGAAATCTATGGAAAACGAAGAAAACATCGTTCAATTCATCGCAGACAACTTCCCTAAAATGGGTGGTTGGTGCGATCCGAAAAAAGGTTTGGAAATCGCCAAACTTGTTCTTGAAACCAAGCCGCAGCGTATCGCTGAGGTAGGCGTTTTTGAGGGCAAATCTACACTCGCGCTTGCTCAAGCATGCAAACTGAATGGAAGCGGAACCGTTTACGCTATCGATTCTTGGAAGAAAGAGGACTGCATAGACGACGAGACAAATGCCAACCAAGAATGGTGGTCAACTCTCAATCTGGATAACCACTACGAGGCTTTCGTAGGCCATGCTGTCCGTGCGCAGGTCGTTAAGAATATCCAGTTTTGCCGCATGTCTTCGTGGGACGCATCGCGATTCCTGCCAGACATGGACATGGTTCACATCGATGCCAATCACGCTGAATGGCCGTCTACGAGCGATGTCGTCAACTGGCTTCCAAAGCTCAAGGTTGGCGGCTACATCGTGATGGACGATGTGAACTGGGAATCCACTCAGACCGCTCTTAAGTTCGTCTTGAAACGCTGCGAATTTGTCTCGCGATTTGATCTGAGCGAGAGCGTTTTTTCTATTTACAAAAAACTAAAATAATTCCGTGGAAACGGTTGTTATTACGATGCGCGGCTCTTCCCGCATCCCGCGCTTAAAAGAAAACCTTGAATCCGCTGGAATCAATAACTATCGGATTTTCCATGGTCTTAATGGAAATAGGTCTGGACTAAAAGCCAGCATTCCGTACGAGGTCGATAACCCCGGTTCTGGATACACGATCTGCCACAAGCATGTCGGATGCACGATGTCGCATTGGATGCTGTGGAACGCGCTGGATTTCGATCCTTCCACTCCTGACATGGTGATGATCTTAGAGGATGACGTCCTGTTTAGACCTCACTGGCGCGAGACGATTGAACGCGCTCTAACTAAGCTGCCGGACAATTGGGATTTGCTCTATCCCGGCTCCTGCTGTGCGCACGGAAAGCTATCACGCGAGCTGGATTCCAACCTCTTCGAAGGAATGCCGCTTTGCAACCACTGCTACATTGTTCGAAAGAAGGCGCTGAAGACTCTTATTGAGACGAACGAGAAGATTTACGCTCCGATTGATTTGCAGATGTATTTTAACAGCAAGCAGCACCTCAACTGCTTCACAATTTTCCCGCGTGTTGCAGACCAAGAGAATATGAATTTAGCCGACTAAAATTATGGGTTCACCTTTTAATGGAGACACCTTCATCGAGCAGGAGTTTCTTTACCTCAAAGAACGCTTTGAGCTGACGACCGCTGTCGAAACCGGCACTCACGAAGCGGACACAACTGTTTGGTTGGCCAGAAACTTCCTCAAGGTTGTCTCATGTGAGCTGGACCATGATCGAGTTGAGAAGGCGAAGGAGAAGTTCAAACGGGAGAATGTCTACGTTGAGATGTTCGAAGGCAGCAGCGATGCCTGCATGAACTGGTTCATTCCGCACAATGGAGTTGGACACGACACGATTTTCTTTCTCGACGCACATTGGAACGACTACCTGCCACTTCTCGAAGAGCTTGAGGCAATCAATCGGTTCGATCTGCATCCAGTCATTGCCATCCACGACTTCAAGGAGCCAACCGGTCAACTTGGATACGATAGCTACAACGGCCATGACATCTGCCTGAGCTACATCAAGGAAAAGCTGGACGCGATTTACCGTGCCAAAACTCCGACGCAAAAGTACGGCTATAGCTTCTATTACAACCATCCCAGTCGCGCCACAGGCGCGCGTCGCGGCATCATCTACATCCTCCCGAACCGATGAAACTACAGCTCGAAAAGACGCCGTGCTTCATCGTCTCGAAGCCTGAGAGCGAGAAGGAGCGACGCTGCATCCGTTACATGAAGACATTCGGAATCGATGCGGTTCCGATATATGGATTCAGAGCTGAGAACTGCGGCATATCGACCGACTACTACCACACACGCGAGAAGGAGAAGGCGAAGGTCAAAACAATCGTCGCCGGACTCAGCCATTTCTCCGTCTGGTCGGCCATCAAGTGGATGGTTGAGTCGAAGGTAACCGATCATCGGACGTTCCTTATCGTCGAGGATGACGTTGAGTTCACATGCGCCGACTGGAAAGCGAAGCTGGCCGACAATCTGGACTATCTTCCAAGCGACTGGCATGTCGTCTACATCGGAAGCTGCTGCGCCGATCCGATTGAAGACCACGGCTACATCGCGTCAAACCTTTACAAGCTCGTTCGCGGCATGTGTACGCATGCTTACCTTGTAAATTACGAAGGTGTCTGCAAACTCCTCGAAACAAACCAGAAGGTCTGGTGTCCAATCGACATCCAGATGCTGGTTGATTCAATGCCTAGGATGAACTTTTACGGGATTCTTCCGAGGCTCGCGACGCAGGAGAACACAAAATTGTATCCATAATGAAAGACATCATCCGAAGCCTATCCCTTAAAGCTCTCAAACGATTTGCAAATGGAGGTGATGGTCAGGCGGATCTGCTGATGCAGATTGAGGATCTTCAGAAAACCCTTGAGATTCGAACCAAAGAACATGACGAGCATCTGACCGAGGTCCGCGAGGAACGCGATCATTGGCTCGCTCTCTACGATGAAATTAAATTCGCGGCCGAGTTTCTAATGAGCTACGCAAAAAACGACGTCCCCAAGCTGTGCGAGCAAACCGATTGGGAGACTGGCAAGATCGTCCTTCCGCAGGAAACCGGGACGTACTACTTCAACCCAGCGATTATGCAGGAGCCGGATGGAAAGATCATGCTCTTCGCACGTCGCTGCCGTAACAAGCGCGAGAAGGATGAGGATGTCTACGTCGAGAAGAACGACATCGTTGTTTTCGAGCTGAGTAAAGATTTACGAGCCACAAAAAAGGCTCTTATCCAGCTCACGTCCCATTATCCCCTCGAACAGTTTGAAGACCCTCGCGTCATCAAGTTCGGCGACAAGTACGGCGTCAGTTGCGCCACGTTCATCCCGTTCAAGAGCTACGCGCATCAGGGCATGTTCCTTCTGGACAAGCAGTTGCTGAACGTAGGCCGCTTCGATACGATCTACGGCAACAACTACGCGCAGGCCATGATCAATGATGGCCACGAGAAGAACTGGCTCTACTTCGTCCACGATAATGCGCCACATATGGTGTATTCGGCCAATCCTCATGTCGTTGTGCGCCTTAATGGGCGTCTTGAGAAGGAAGAGGAGTACGTCACCGACGAATTCAATCCTCTCTGGAAGTTTGGCGAGGTGCGCGGAGGCTCTAATCCGATCCTTTGCGACGGTCTGTACTGGACCTTTTTCCACAGTTCGCTTCCGTGGATTAACAAAAAGCGCCGGTACTACATGGGTGCGTACGCTTTCGAAACCAAGGCTCCATTCCGCATCGTTCGCATGACGACGTTGCCGATACTGAGTGGCACAAACCAGCAGGATTGGTGGCCGGGATTGCCTGCGGTCGTGTTCCCGTGCGGCGCATTCTTCGACAGCGCAAAGAATCAATTCGTCGTTTCGTACGGCATCAACGATGTTGATTGCGGCTACATCAAGCTTCCTTTGGCCGACATGCTTGAGATTACGAAAGTGATTCGACCCAAGCGCGACGTCGTGAATAAAGAGAAGCCGATGAGGCTGGACGACGTTCTCGATCCAATTCCGCAGAGACACAAACTACAACGACACAAAAATTCAAAGTATGATCAACTGGCTAAGAGGCTCGACGAAGAACCGCAAGGAGATAGCAAAGAACCTGATGCAGTTGCCTGAGGTAGACATTCTCGAATGGACAAATTCGGGCCAAACGGCAGAACTTGCGATTATTCTGCAAAATCCGCTTCTTCGGATGGCTTTACGCATCGTAGCGGAGTCGATGCCGATTCCGATGCCGTCTAACGGAACCAAGGAATCTGACATTATTTTCGCTGCTGGTGTAACCGCTGGCTATGCGCATTGTCTTGAAAACCTGCGAAAACTTGCAGTAACCGACACAACGAGAGAACCTGAAGCAACATTCGAAAAACAATACTAATTTATGGAAGAACCACTCAACTCCCCAGTCATTCACTCCGCACAGCCGCCCGACTTTGGCAACTCGTTCATCGACGCGTTCAAGGCGAACACTCTTGATGACGCCGCATCGGCTGATGAGTCGGCCAATTCTGCCTCTCAGGTAACTGAGGAGCCTAAGCAGAAGAAGTCATCGACGCCAAAGTCTGAGTCGAACACCAAGCTCAGCAGGTCTGAGATGGATATCGAGCAGATGTTTACTTCGAAGCAGAAGGCTCCAGATCCTGTGGACGACTCTGGAATTCCCGAGACGATCAAGTCTACGAAGGCCGCTGATGCTTTCCGCAAGATCAAGGAAGAGAAGGCGCAGCTCACAAAGCAGCTTGACGAGTTCAAGGCTGGCAAGATTGCCAATCCCAACGCCGAAGCGCAGCTCAAGACCTTGCAAGAGGAGCGTGACGCGCTTTCCGAGCGTGTTCGCTTGCTCGATATCGAGCGTCATCCTGAGTTCGTTAAGAAGTACGAAGGCAAGATTACCGGCGTATTCGAGTCGATGAAGACTGTCGTCGGTACTGATGGCGATAGGCTTGTTGGCCTGCTCAAGTCTCCTGAGAACGACTACCGGAACTCGCAGATCGACGACATTGTCGAAGGTCTTTCGCCCTCTAAGAAGGCAAAGCTCGGTGCGCTAATCGTCAAGTACGACGAAATCAACGGCGAGAAGTCTGCTGAGATGTCCGAAGCAAAGGCTGACTACGACTCGATCATCTCGAAGTACCAGCAGGACAACGAAACGAATACTCGTGCTGCATTGGAGTCGGCCAATAAGACTTGGACAAAGGTCAGCGAAAATGCTCGTGCGCTTGAAATCTTCGAGCCGCGTGAGAACGATGAGGAATGGAACAAGGAACTGACTGGCCGACTTAGCCTCGCCCAGCAAATCTTCAACGGCGAGAACAGCGAAGAAGACCTCGCCAAAGCCGCCCTATGGGCCGCTGCTGCGCCGAAGTATCGTGAGCTTCTCTATTCTCAGGTGGAGGTAAACAAGCGTCTCAAAGCCG